ACTGGGCAAGTCAAAAGCAATCAGGCTCCCCTCTTGGCCATCGAAATGATCAATCAACTGCTGTGCTTCTGATTCAGTCAAATACTCATAACCAAGCGTCAACCGTTGCAGCACAAAATCAGAACCCTGCTTAAAACGCACGCCAACACCACTAACACCTTCATGCACTGCCTGTGGCGTGTCTCCGAGCGTGTAGACCCTGCTAGTGGGTTCAAGTGAAGGAAAGTCGGCCATCAGACAACCGTAAACGTCCCGTTCACGACATCATCACTGATTTTTGAAACGCTACTACCATTGACAGGAAAATGCACCGCTTGCACTGTTGAGACTCCAGAGCTTGAGTGGTTAATGCTTGTGATTTGATACCACTCTGTCTCTGTTCTGTTGTCGCCAACGCTCGAAATTCTTTGACGCTGAACCTTGATCACATCAGTTGGTGCAAGGCTGGTTGTTAGTAATGCAGTTTGAAAGCTAATCGAATGCGTTGAATGCTTGCGCCGTGCCAATTCATGCTTGGCGAATATCTCAGCGTGAGCCTGCACAACGCAGAAGTCAGTTAAATCAAACTGTTCTACTGGAGCATCTGCATCTGTTGTCCCATAGCGAACCTTGACGCTCTGCTCAATGCCAATGCTTGTTTGATTGCTTACTCTAAAAGCAACGTTGGCGACAAATGCACGGCGATCGTCAGCCTCAACATAAGATTTCTGAAAAGTGCCTGGCAAAATCTGTGACTCTGTAAAAGTTGCAGCAGCTGTCAAAGCCGTTGTGTCAATCTGGTTGCTGCCATTTGTTGGAAGTACAGGGCGGAACTCGTATTGGCCGCCAACGCTTAAAAACGACAGGAGGAAACAAGGCGCCAGAGAATCAATGTAGTCAATAACATTTACTTTGCTAGAGATAACACCATTAAAAAAGAGATTGTTGTTAGTGCAGAACGCGGCTACGTTTTGCATATTGGAGGTATTGATTGGCGTTGCAATGCTGGCAGTATTTGCTCCGTCGACTCTTTTGATGGTTTGGAATAAATACATGGCAAGATCTACTAACTGGTTGCTAGCGCCTCGGGTATAGCTGCCACCCGAAAGCCCGGAGCTGTAGAGATCAACCTTGACGCCTTGCTCATAATATATGTAAAGCTGGTTAGCATTGCTCGCGATCGCCCCAGATGCAGGCTGCTCGAACAAATTGCCAATAACTTTCAAAAGCGTGATGTCTGCATAACTACTGTTGTCGGTAATTGTTTGCGTGTCCGGGTTAGCATATTTGCTAACAAGAACTTCGTCTTGAACTCCTGTAAGCGTGCCCGTGTCAGCGGGAAGGCTCGTGTTAGTTTGATTGTCGATAGCTGTGACCGTATATTCAAAAGTAAAGCTGCCTGAGCCATCTCCGATTGATGAAAAAGCGTTCGATGGCGCAACTAATCCACCAGTTGTTAAGTCAAGAATCGTGCCTACTGCCCTGCCCTGCCCAAGTGGACTGACTGACTGATTGAAACCAACTGGCGTGTTTGTTTGACCTATCGCAGAGTAATAAGCAGTCGTAACATCGCTGCCACTGCTGTTGTCGAAAACCTTAACCGTTGCGGCGTAAGTAGTGTTGTCAGTATCTCCTGAGCCTTTTGTGAGAATTCTGAGGCCCTCATAGAAGTCCCTGCGGCCTGCATTTCTCAATCTCGTCTTTGTGCCCACAGTTGCTTCAACTACAGGATGGAGGAAGGTGTAAGTATCAATCCCGCAATAGAGCCCGCCGCCCAAAATCGGACAGGTTGTTGGCGCAGCAGCAATCTGCGCATCTGTTCGATAAACATGACTCAAAGTTATGGATGCGCCCGCCTTCAGAGCTTGGTTTTCAAGCCCTGCCCAAATGTTGATAAGAGTGGGAGAACTGACGATCTCCCCTTGGCTGATCGAGTACAGAAAACTGCTAACAAACTGTTCAGTACCTGTTTTCAGTAATGGAGGTGCCACCCAAACCCCACCCTTGTCAGAAACACGTTTGCAAAAAACAATCGGCACAGTCTCGCCAGCTGTGGCAATTTTCTGCTTCTCATCAAGCGCGCCGCTGGGCAGCTTCAAATTGTCAGGCGACCTGTCCTTGCTTGCTTTTGTTTGCCGTGCCAATGCACGCGGCTGAGGGGCGGCACCAACTTGCTTAGCGTATGGAATACTCATGGAACATCAAACCTCCCGATTAAATCAGTCGCGACAACCCTTGTCGGGACTTGTGCTTTGATTTTATTGATTGCAGGATTCACAGTCCAACCAATCACCTCGTCAGAGACAGAAGCGCCAATAATGCTCCCTGTGTATCTGCTGATTAACTGAGCACTGCCTGAGTCAAAGGTCTCACTGCCAACACTCTGGACATACAAAGAAGCGATGACCAAGTTGTCTGCACCCATCGCAGTGTCTGTTATGTCAACAATCTCTGCCGTTGCTGCCAGCGTTACAGACAAATCGTTAATATCTGCAGCATCGTTTGAGCCAAAGCCTTCAACATCAAAAGCCAAGTAATAGTAAGTGCCGGTTGCGTCAGTATCAACGCTGAGTGTCTGACCCTCTTGGTAAAAATTTTGCCACTGATAAGTAGGAGCCCTCTTGTTTGAGCCGTCTAGCACATTGCTGCGATCAGCAAAATACTCAAGGAAACAAAGGATGTCGTAATTTGCCATCAGGCCAGCCCCAGTCTTGACCGCACAGTTCCATCCCTGCGGATCATGTCGAGTGTTTGCTGAACCCCAGACTGCACTGCCCGAGACATGTCAGCCTTGGTAACAAAATCTTGACCACCCATTTGCGTCACTGGCCCGGTCTGAATGTTGACGTTGGCAGAGGGGCTAACAAAACCGCCCTCCGCAAAACGAGGGATTGCACCTGGGCCACGAACACCATTCATGATGTTTTGAGCGAATCCGTAAGCCTTGCTGGCTGGAACAATATATTCACTCTCGCCACCCTCCCCGATCAAGCCAAGAGTTGGTCCATTTACAACACCACCCTTTGCGAACGCCTGGAATCCGCCCGGCCAGTAAGCACCTTCAGCGGCATTTTCGGTATTAGAGTTAGAGCGCCGTCTTGCAAGGTTTCTTATAGCGTTGATAGCGCGTTGCACAGCATTCATAATTCCACTAACTATATTTTGAACAACTTGCGCAGCAGCTCTAATGGGAGCCGTAATTGCATCATAAACGCCTCTAAAGGCCTGACCTATGCTGTTCACAAGGCTAAAAAAGGTGTCATGAATTGGTCTAACAAAGTTAGCGCCAATAAATTCAAACGCTCTGCGGAAAATTTCTGAAACAGATTTGAACGTAGCTTGAAAAGCCTCTCCAATTTGCTTGCCTAAAACCTGGATGCCTTCAGCTATCGGCTTAATAAACACGTCATTGATTGCGCGTGCAACCTCAACAACAACATCTTTAATAGCATTGAAAGCAGCACCAACAGCTGCAAGACCTGCAGCAACTGCTACGACTTTAAGGATAATTGGAGCCAGTCCGACCATGAGCGGCCCAAGTGTTGTCACTGCAGCAATAATCGGAGCAAACACCAAGCCAACGCCTGCAATACCAGCAATAGCAGCAATAACACCTTGCACAGGACCAGGCAGCGCAGCAAATCTTTGTGCAAGAAACGCGACGCCATCAACCAATTTTTCCAAAAATGGCAGCAGAGCCTCAGTAATTTTCATCCCGAGCTGACCCAGCTTTTCGCCCATCGTGGTGAGCTTGTCGTTGAACTGTGCGGACTTGTCTGCAAACTCTTGAGTCAAAGCAGTGCTCATTCCACGGACTGCATCGCCACCCATGTTCAGCATTGGGATTAGCTCAGAGCCAAGACGCTGCCCGAAAATTTGAGAGGCAAGAGCAGCCTTTTCTGTGCCGTCAGGCATTTGCTGGAACTTATCAGCTAGGTCAAGCATCACTTGATCAGTCTCTCTAACCTTGCCATTCGCATCCGTCAATGAAACGCCAAGGCGTGAAAATGCTTCTGCGGCTGGCCCCGTGCCTTTCACAACTGCGTCATCAATTCCACGCGCCAAGTTAGGGAATGCCTTTTCAAGGCTCTGAATGCTCGTATCGCTTAACTCAGCAGCTTGCCTGAACTTGTCGAGCATTGGGGCAGCAACACCAGTCCGCTGTGACAACTTCGACATTGAATCAGCAGCGTCAAGACTCTTTTTCGCAAACGCTCCAATCGCACCAACGCCAATTACAGGCAGCAGGCCGCGCATTGCGCCAAGCGCTCCACCGGCAGCAGCCTTAAAGCGACCCATGGCGCCAGCCGCTTTGTTTGTCTGTGTTGTGACTTTCCCTAATCCGTTCTGAAGCCCTGTGATCTGGCTTTGACCAACAACGTTCGCCTTGATAGTCAGCGCGGTGGTCATGTCCATAGCCATGGCTATTTCTCGCGCTGATTAAGGGTCTCAACCACTGTAGCTTCGATGGTCTGCAAATCATCGAGCATCTTGCGCGGCTCTTTGACCTCATACAACTCAAAAACCCAGCGCACCGCGTTGTAATCGAGCCCCACAATCCCTGTAGCTCCGACACGCCATTGCGTCTGCAGCCTCAGAAACATCACAACAGCAGGCCAGGCAGCAGGAATGACCTCAAAATCTTTGACGCGCTTTTTGTCTGGCATGTCAAGGCCGAACAGTTTGGCGTCTTCTGCTGTGTCGTCGATCTCTACGCCGCCAGCCCAATACTTAGCGGCGCCAATCAGTTTCCCCGCTTCTCCTCCACAAGCGAGTTGAAGTAAGCCTCAATAAGTGTGCCGGCCATCATGGGCAGCTCTAGCAGCTGTTCCTTATTGCGTCGCGTGTACGGGATTGGCTCACCGTCTCCGTCAACGATCCCCTCCCAGCCAACAACAACCTCATCAGCAATGCTCACGTCTGAGATCTCAATCTCAGCGCCATCAATGCGTTGCTGTACAAGCTCTTGAATCTCAGTGATGCGAGATTGAGGCAGACGCTTGAATTCTGCCTCAAACTCTTGCTTTTCTCGCCGGCCTCCTGATACAGGTTGCCGATAGATAATCGGCCAGCTGTAGGAATCAGAATCTTTGAGGACAAGCGCCATTAAGTCATTACGATCGAAAACTCATTATTGCCTGCCGATGTTGGCGTGGCAATGTACGGCAAAGTTAGCATCTGAATGCCATCTTGATCGCTGTAAGAAGGACCACCAAGGTCAATTTGTGCAGCGGTGAAGGTAACAATGTTGCCAGCCGTGCTTCCGTGCTGGAAAGTCAGGTTTCCTGTGCTGCTGCCAGTGGCTGCAGTAAAGAAGTCCTTAGTGGCAATCGTTGTCGCCTCAATCACGCACTCACCAGAGGGAGCGCGGTTCACAACATCAATGCTCTTGGTTCCGCCAACCAGTTCCCGGTAAATCACCTCATTTGCCAGCTCAAAGCTCAGCGACTGCACTGCGCCGCTGTAGCTGAACACCTGGAAGCTCGACGAGTTGCCGTTCTTGAACACCAGCGGGTCAGCCTGATTGGCATAAGTCGGCGCGCTGATTGAAACGTCAGACGGAGCATTGAAAACGCCGGTCATCTCAAAGGAGATGAACGGAATAGCTCCAACCTCAGCGTTCAACGTGAAAGTGCCACGGCAGCCAGTGGCCTTATGCAGGACACCATCATTGTTGAAATAGATGGTGACCGACTTAGGCGTTGCGTCACTGTTCGGCGCGTAGGTGACGCTGGTCGAGGAAACAACGGTTTCTGTGCAACGGCAAGCCTGCAACAAAGGACCGTA